ACTCCCCACCCCCTTCATGCTGTTAAGCTATGAAGGTTTCATCGGCCACCGGGTTGCTCTAAGAACAACCACGGAGTCTCCGAAGTCCGCACCTGCCAAGGATCGTGAGGCGCCAAACGAAAGCGCCCCAGCCTGTAAAGGCAAGGATCGAAGAGTTGAACACTCTCCGGCCCGACAGTCCTTGACACATCAGTTAACGGTGTGGTACCCGTCAACCGCCTATGGACAAACCAGGATTTAAGCCTGATTTCCTCATTAACAGTCACAGGGTGTTTAGACTGGACAAGCCTCTTTCGAGGCGGATGTCCAGTTACCAGGCTATCGGTACTCTGATAGTCCTGGCCACCCCACAGCTGCTGAGGAACTTGCTGAGCCCAACGGTAATGGAAGTCAACAATCGCATGGCTAGTTATAAAACCATACGACCGCGACGACCACTCCGCTAGCCGGTTTAGAACCCGGATTAACTCAGACTTGGTCCTTATAGGCTCCCTTACAAAGAAAGGAGAAACATCGACACCACGATAATAATGCTTACCGCATGACTCTCTGAACTGACCAGTCCAGAAAGTCTTCGCCTCATTCATCCTAAACCCGAGCATGTCGAAGACACGCTTGAGCCGCGGACATATGCGACAAGGAGCGATAATATCATCACCATAGACTGAAATCTCACCTCGAACCCCGGAAAGCAAGCAGACCGCGCGAGTGATCGCGTAGAATAACAGGCTCTCCAGTTCAAAAGTGAAACCGTTCCCCATCGACGAAAACATAGAAAGAGCATGAGTATACTCTTCCTTAGTGCCCTCGCCGATGACTACCTCCTTTACTCGAATGTCGTCCAGCAGACTCCACCATTCAAACGGCAATAGTTCGAAAACTAGCTGTGAGGAAATGGAGTCACTGGCAGACGATAGGTCAATAGTGGCCAGGTTGCGTTTAACCGCGTGCCGAGCCAGTTCTTGATTTCGCGTCTGATCATTGAGGTTAATCCCGAATCTTCGGGACCGGAGTCGTGAACGGATGTGGTTACCCACGGACCGTTGCAGAAACATATTGATCTCAGGCTCTTTACAAGCCACCCGATCAATCTCTGTCGACTTTGGTACGGTAAACAGACTCGAGCTTTCTCTAGCCACGACTATCTGATCCTCAAGAACGGTGTGAACCGTTGCAAGGGGCCAGTGAAGTATGGCTGAAGTCGACCCGTGTGCTGTGCCGGTGAGCTTCTCGTACCTTGAGGTAAGACTCCTCTTGACACGAGTTGAGGCCCCGTTAGTATATCCACTGTCCCAAAGGACAAGCGGGTACTTTAAAGGGCCTAACACCTCACTAACGATCTTCCGAATTGAGCGACGTAATTGAAACCACGTCGTCCAACCGAAAGAGTAATCCGGGTCCAATAGTTGGAGCCGCATATTAGTGGAGGCATTCCTCCGCTCTGTGTCGAGCCACTTTGTAATGGCTCGCGCTCGCCTCACATCAGGCTTTACCGTCTTTGGGGAACAGTACTTCGAAAAGCACTGCTCCTTGAGATAGTTTCCTTTAAAACCCTCCTCATCGGAGATTACCTCCAACAAGGAGATAAGTTGGGTTTCAAAAGAGGCTCCGATGTGATCCGGCAAGAAATCCGCGTCTTTTGACTGCGGCTTCTCTTTGCGCATTACGTTTCCTTTCGTGTTATCACTCAGGATTACCGACCCAGGAGGACCGGTAACGACTCTGACTATTCACTCTAGCCACTCTTCTATAAGGAGAACAGCGACCAGGAACATCGCGAGATAGTAAAACACTATCCCTACTGCGATAGCTTCGAGATGATTCTCGAAAATACACTGGGCGTACCCAGTGTACGAATAGTCAACACAAAGCCAAGAGGCGTCAGTAGACGCTCTCAAGCTTCGTGACCACCCCGTCAACAAGCGTCACGCTGCTCGCAAGAGCATTGTAAAGCATGCCGACGGTGTTCTTGCGTTCTTGCAAGGACGAGCGGGAATCGAACGTAAAGGTCAAATCGGCGTAGGACGTTCTGTCCACGACCGACCGGGCGACGCCATTGATCGTCTCAGTGACGACAATGGGGTCCTTCAGAACAAGGCGAACCTTGAACTTCGAACCAGCCTTACGGCGGGAAATCGAGAGGCTTTTGTTCCCCTCGGGGATCGCGGCCATCTCTTCGACAACCGCGACACCGGTGGATCCGCCTCCGTCCGTAGGGACGAAGGTGTGTGCAACCGGTGTGGTTTCACGATCATTGATCGTGATGCTTGCTAGTGCGGGCATATTATTGCCTTTGGATTAGGAGGGCTATAGCAGAAATCACCCTCGGGGTTGAAAGTATGTGGCTGCTAATCCACACAGAAGGATACGGCCAGGAGGTTAACACTCTCCGGTGCATCCCAGTGTAAGTCACGTCCAAGACCGGTTTATCACCGGACACATACGCCCGGTTATCCGGAACGTAAGTCCACTGACCGGTTCCATTCGCAAAGGAGGTTTCATACCCCGTTACAAATGAAGTGCCGGCAGTAGCAGTTAGTGCGGACAGAAAGTCGCCAACTGGAATCAACCAGTCGAAGACAAAGCTGTACGGAACCAGCTCCCAGATTATGGAAGCCGGATTCAGTAAGCCAACAGAGTTTAGGCCATAAAGCCAAACGCTGCTGACCTGGAACCACACCTTACTTTCCATCCCGACGAAAACATCACCTGTGAAGGTGTATTTCCAACTGGACGGAGGTGCGAAAGGTTCCCTACCGCGCCAACTAGACGTAACTAGTGGAGGATACTTCGACCACTCTTTTCGTGTTGCCTCCGCAAGATTATACAAATCTTGCATCATAGGTTTCCACGCATACGAGTAGCGAAGCCAGAGACTTGAGCTCCATTTTGGCAGTTGCCGAGTGGAATTCAAACCTAAAGCTTTAACGAACAATCGCACGTCTCTCTGCTTGAAGGCTTTAAAGGCCAAAGCAAGCTGCATCGCAGTACTGGCAATCTCATCGCCAGCCTTATGCAATTCAGCAAGAAAGACACCGAAATCGAACTGAGAGTTCTTAGCTCGATTTCTTACCCCATTCGCGCACTCTGACTGTAAAGACAGAGGAACGTTTGGCGCCGGGTACGTTGAGTTTGAATAAGGTCCAAACACAGACGCACCAATTTCGGATGTCCGGGATAATCCCGAATATTCGTACTCAATTCCTGAAGTAGAGCATCGACAGCCGCTATAGTAACGGCGACCGACGGTGATACGACAGGCGGAGTATGGCGTGGGCTTACGTAGTCTAGGGTTTATGAAGACCCCGGACGAGACATCAGATCGAAACTGCCTTTTAAGTAGGCAAGACCCGTTCGATGTCGAGTAAGTTCCAGGTGCCCAGCTGTCTCTACGATATGTATTGACGGCTGGAGAGATTGATTCGTTTAGGTAGTCTCTGACCAAGTATGCCTCCCATGTGGCTGTTTGACCACATGAAGACCATATGGTCTAGGAAGACCCCCTTCGGG